CTAGTTGTGTTCCAAATTGGAACAGTCCTAAAATGGGAGGATGAGATGATGTTATGGGAGTATGAGATACTAGCTATTAAAGACTTTCCTACTTACTTTGGTAGGCGAGAAAGTATTGCTCGTAGGTATACAGACGTCATCACTCGTGGGATGCGGGAAGCTTCCTTAGAGAATAAGAAAGAAAAAAGTGCACGTATAGCTGATGGTGGACTTCTATCTTTGGCATATCCTCATGGCAACCGACCGTAAAGTTCCTACATCCCTCCGCTGGTGTATAGAGGCTAAGCGCAATGCTCAGCGATATGGTATTTTATACTTCATAGTCAAGGAGATTATCAAAGAGCTTTCACCGGACAGATCCGCTTATTGGACAGAAAAACTGCGGGGGGTTGACACCCGGCGCGCTGCGTTATATGATGGCAAATCGAAGGGGAAACAAATTTACAACGTGACAAGTTCTAACGAATCCCAGAACTTCCAACCGCCCGAAAAGGGCTCGCCAATATAGGAGATCGTCATGGGCGACGAGGAAGAGTAAGTGCGTGAACTGCAGTTCAATCAGGCAAGACCAACCCAACTAAGTAAAGGAACCAAGATGGAAATTTCTTTCAAGACCAAGGAACACCCGGAAGCACGCAAGGTTAACTACGATATGCCGGAAGACCTGCAGGGGCTGACTGACAAGTTCGGTGCCGAGGCTGTGGCAGGTGCTGCAAAGGGTGCGTTTGTTATCTCTCTGCAGGCCCTCGCCCGCCGTCATATCGAGAAGAGTGATGCGGAAATCCAGGAACTTGTTACCAACTGGAATCCGAACGAGCGCTCTGCTGCTGTCAAGCAGACTCCGCTGGAGCGTGCTGCCAGTGCGATGGCCAAGCTCTCGCCGGAAGAGAAGAAGGAACTGCTGGCTCAGCTTCGCGCGAAGGCAGCTTAATCCAGCGGGCATTACTCCCCTGTAATGCTGGCTGGAAATGGATGCGCCCTACATCCACCCCGACGCAAGGTGGGGGTTCAGTTAAAAAGTTCGGCCATTTATCTCTGGGAAGGCTGAGCATAGGGCATAAGGAAGCACTCTCTTTTATTGAAGAGTCCCAGCAAAGGGGAACAAACACAGAAGCTGAGAGTGCTTCCTTATAAGATGTTAAGCTAGGCCGTGAACCTTCTTAGCCTACAAGATCAGTGACCTTCCCTTAGCTCCGGGATAGTCTGTTCAGCCTGGTCTTGTGGGGTGAGTGTTTCCATGACCAGCATGGTGTGTGGAAAGGTGCTAACAGACCACCTTTTGTCTGTGCGAAGGATTGGTCTCCCTAGCCTGCTGCAATCTACCTCCCGCGTCTCATAAACGCCCCGAGGCCCCACCTGACCAGTGTTAGATTGCAGTGGGGTAGGTGACATACAACTAACAACTTCACAACGAGGATACAATGAATGAAGATGAACTCCTAGTAAAAACTTTTCCTTTCTTCGTAGTCTGGCATGACAACGGAGATGGTAAACCATGCAACGGAATCTGCCATGCTAGATCAATGGACGAGGCTGCAGTGTTAGCAGAGACTCGAGTAGTTCACGGTGGGCTGGAAAGTGCGGCGACAGTATACTCAGGGGATTCCAAGGGAATGGCATCTTCTGTCCGACGGTATCGCTGGGAAGGTCTTAAAGTTGTTTACGAACAGTTGAGAAAACTATGACAAGAAAAGTATTCATTGTAAGCAACGGTGGGCATGACTACTCTGACGCTGAGCGATTTGGAGAGATAGTCTTTTGCACTGAGGGTGTAATTAGAAAGGATGATGTATCGCAGATGTATAGGGAGATTAATGAAGCACTTAGCCATGCAATAGCAGATGATTATATTCTGGTTAGCAGCCTAACCTCCATGTGCATGGTAGCAGCTGGAATTTTTGCTGATCGATTCGGAGAACTCCACCTGCTACTATTTAAAGATGGACAGTATGTAGATCGTGATGTAATCTTTAACGGATGAGAACAATATGACAAGCCCAACAACACTCCTTCCAACACCAGATCAAAAAAGTAAGTGCTATGACAACACTCGTATCAGTGCTTACAAAACATGCGCTCGTAGTTACTTCCTCCGTCACCAAATGCACTGGCGCCCGGAGGGAACAGGGCTAGCTCTGATCTTTGGTCTCAGCTGGCATGATGGACAGGATATAGTCTGGGGACACGCTAAGAAATTTAACCAGTATGATCTTGCTGATCTAGCCTCAATGGCATTCTCAAAAACGTGGGAAGAAAACGGACTTGATCCTGAACCGGGACTTGATCAAGCAAACTACTGGGCACCACGCACCCCTCAGATTGCCCGTGAGATGTATCATGCGTACACTGAAAAACATTGGAAGATGCTTCAGGGATGTGAAGTCTTTGCTATCGAACAACCTTTCGCAGTACCGATTCCGGGAATGCCAGGACACTGGTATATTGGTAGGCTTGACAAGGGTGTCAAGTGGTCTGGGCAGCGGCTGATTCTGGAACATAAGTCTACTACGGCTTACGCTACTATTGGTAATTTCAGGGCAGATTATGTAGACTCGTGGTTCATGAGTTCACAGGTTAAGGGCTACCAGTTTGGTGGCAGTTTATTCTACGGTAACATCGACGGTGTGTGGGTAGATGCCGCACTGGTTCATAAGAAGGTCCATGATGCCTTCAAGTTTATTCCAGTCTCTCATAACTTCACACTCCTACAGGAGTGGATCGAGGGAACTAAGGCATGGGTGCAGCAAATTTCTGAGGAAGAGGATCGGTTTAAGGCCGAAGGTAAACTCCTGCCGGGTATGTTCAAGAAGAATGAAGAAAGTTGCTACGGTAAGTATGGTGCATGTCCTTTCATCGACATCTGCCGAACACAAGCTGATCCAAGCCAGCTAGAAGAAGTACCAGTCGGCTTCGTAAAGGAAGTATGGGAACCCTTCTCTGTGCTGGGGTTGGATAAGTTGGTGGGAGAATCAAATGAGACAGCTTAAATTATACTACACAAAAGAGGGTGGGCATTATCACTGCCGAGTGTTCATAGGCATCTATGGCATGACCTTTGCAAAGGTAGGTAATCTTGTCTTTGATGAAGCTGATTGGGAAGGGCTGAAAAATACCTTTGCGCATGGTACTATTTTCATACAAGATGACAAAGGAGAACAACGTGGATAATCTTAACTGTGCTTCGTGGTCGGGCTGGACTACTAATTCAGAATTCCCAAAGGTAATAACAGTAGTTACCTTAGGNTATCAATCTTTNATGGTATCTCCAGATATTCTTGCTGAGATTCTTCATGCGGCTGCTACTGGAAAGATCCAATTGATAGATAAGAAATATGAAGATGGTAAATACCAAGCAGTCTTAAAAGGTGCTTTAGATGTTCAGGTAGAGCATCTGGACATAATGCAGGATTATGAACCTGAGATTAAGAAACTTAAAGCACGTCTCGCTGAGTTGGAGGGGAAACAACATGGCTAAATATGATAGTATCCCCTCTCACATGAGAGATGAATTACAATCTTATCTTGAGAAGGGAACACCAATCTATGGGTTTCTCCGAGATATGATGGAGCATAAGATATATGAAGCAGCGATACGAGCAGATGCAATGAATCTCGCTGCTATTCCAAACTATATATCCTTCATGTATAACAGTATACCAATAGCTGCACATGGATCGAGGGAAGATGTTGATCGCTGGATTGTAACTAAGGCTCTTACTATTGAGGTGCCTCGTGGCTAAGCAGACACAAACAACTTATACCTTTCAAGTAACTTTTGTTGCTCCGAAGGGATTGAGCATTCCTGCTGCACGAGAACTAATTAGGGACGCACTTACAGGCTCTCCGACTCTTGGTTTAGTTACATCTGCTGGCTCGAGCCTTAAGGTTTCCCTCACCAACAAGGAGGTGAAATATGGCTAATGCACTTAAAGCTCACGAAACATCTAACCATAAAATCCTTATGCTTGGTGATACAGGTTCAGGTAAGACTACTCAGTTCCTGACACTGCCGGGTAAGAAGTTTATGTACCTCTTCGATCCGAATGCTATTCTGTCCATTCAGGGTCATGATGTGGAGTATGAAGAATTCCTCCCTGATTCACTGAACTTGAGCGTCAAGTCACTAACGAAGGGTAAGGGCGATAACAACTCCTCATACCAAAACCAAGTCTACATGGATTGGGAGAAGGATTTCAACGAAAGGATTGGAGATGGGTTCTTCAATGATTACGATGCTATCGGATTAGATTCAGCGACGACATTCCTCGATCTGATTATGGATCGTGTCCTTACCATTAATGGAAGGGCGGGTGCATGGCCTCAGCAAGATGACTATGGCCCGCAGATGATTGCATTCATTAACGTATGCCGCTCCCTGATGGCATTGAATAAGACCATCTACATGACAGGTCATACGGAGATTAAGAAGGATGAACTGCAACAGCGTATATTCCGTACTCCTATGTTGACAGGTCGGTTGAAGACTAAAATCCCACTGCTATTCTCAGACATCTTCTTCTGTGAAGCACAGAATGATGGACAGGGGAATGTTAGTCATCGAATCCAGACAGTACCTGATCGCATCACTACCACGGTGAGGACTTCCTTCAAAGGCCTTGATCCATTTGAGGATGTAACTATTGACTGGAAGAAGCCTTTGGAATCTCAGGGATTAGGAGCATTGCTCCTTGAGGAGAAGGCATTTGCTAAAACATCTACTAGGTAGAGTTCTTTGTTGGATAGGTTTGCATAACTGGTATGAGGGATTGCATTACATCTACTGTACTCGTCGAGACTGTAGCGCAGAGATAGATAAGATAGGGATTAACCATGACTCCTAATGAATACCAACAGAAGGCAATGACAACTGCAGTATATCCAGTAAATCATGGAAAGGCTTATGCAGTTATCGGTCTATGTAATGAGGCTGGAGAGGTTGCAGGTAAGTTTAAAAAGTATCTTCGTGATGGCATTGCTGAAGATGTAATTAGGCAACAGATTAAAGACGAACTTGGTGACGTACTTTGGTATGTTTCTAGTGTTGCTTTTGAGTTTGGTCTAAGTCTTGAGTCTGTTATGACAGGTAACCTTCAAAAACTGAATGACAGAAAAGCTCGTGGGGTTATCGGCGGCAGCGGAGATAATAGGTGACTTATGTGGAGAACTATTCTTTGCCTCTTCGGATTCCATGTACCCTTCGAGGCTTACGATGATGGGAAGGGAAATGTTGCTGATCCCTTTCATGATTCACTCATGTGTAAGTATTGCTACAAGGAAATGAATTAGTTGTGTTCCAAATTGGAACACTTCTACACGCACCCACCACCTACAT